GTCCGTCGTTCGGATATTTCTTGGTAGGATCTGCAAATTTCATACCTAATCTTTTTTAAGAAGTTTCTTCATTAATTCGTTACGATCAGATATGACGAATCCGTCACTTTCTTCTACTGGACCGCCATCTTTGTTGCCCTGATCTAACTTCTGCTTCTTGAGTTGCAATTCGATCATCTTAAGTTTCTTGTCGATCTTGCCGCTTTTGGCGTCTATGGCGTTCCTTAGGAAATTTCCTGCAACTTCAAATATCCTTCCGGAATATCTAGAATCAACGTTCATGCCCAGATCCATTAGATTCTTGTAGCTCTCTTCTGCTTCTATGGCCAGTTTGTCTAACTCGAGGTCTGATAGTTCTCCTAACCCTTTTACTTGGGGCAGTGCCGCCGCCACCTTGTCAAATTCTGCATAACTCTTCTGTAGATTTTTCTGTGTTTGAGGATCTAGGTTCTTGGCTGATGCGTGTTGACCATTGGACTCCTTGATCTTCTTGTCTTTTTCCTTCTTGTCTACCTCTTTGAATGCTTCTTTGACATTTGGTAAATTGAGGATGTCTTCTAGTTTCTTAGTCATTGTCGTATTTACTTACGTTTGCCGTTGTGGAACAACTGTTCTTCTGACACCACCCTGAACTTGATACGTCTCTGTTTGGCGTATGCGTTGGCGGCCTCCCACTTGGCCATGTTTATCACAACCTGTTTCTTCTTGGCCATGCTCTTGCCAGCGGCCTCCATGGAGGTCTGGCTCATGGGTTTTACTTCCACCATTTCCGCATGTTTGCGACCTTCCTTGTCCTGGTACACAATGAAGAAGTCTGGCACATACACAGTGTACTTGCCTGTGAACGGATGCCTGTATGGAATCTTGATTGATTCACTGGCCCACTGGTACACATTAGGATGTTCATCGCACAATCTCATGAAAGAGTGTTCCCAACTTGACCTGTATGTTGGTGTTTTCGTGCCCACGTACTTCTCTTGATTCTTGGGGGAGAACTTGCCCCTAGCAAATCTCGGTAACATTAGTCTATGATGTTTCTAGATACCGTCTCTTTGGTGGCCAGGGTCTTCCTCACACCCAACCTACTTGACTTGTATCTGTTGGCGTTTAATATTATTGTCATTAACTCAGATAGCAATGCCGGTGTGGCGTACGTCAACTGGTCTAATATCTGTTGTGGTTTGATGTTGTCTATCTTGGCCTGTGACAGTATGGCGTATGCTGTAGATTCCGCCGCAGTCCTAGAGAAATTACGTTTTACGAAGAACGCTATTGTGCTGTCATACTCTCCCACATTGAATTGGTAGTCAGTCTCGTATGGTGTGGTGGTCAGTTTCTCCACAGTCTTCTGTAACTCGTCCTTGTCCTTGGGTGGTAGATTTGTGTAGAATTCTGTCATTATATCGTAGTCTTCTCTGTTGCTATCTCCACATCCTGTGTCTGTCTTTCAATTTTTATGTATCCTTCCGTGACCAACTTCCTCACATCTGTGATTGCCTTGCTGGTGTAAACATTTTTTATGTTGTCAGCGGATGATTCATATTCCAGATTAGATTGTGCTATCGTGAGTCCCTTACGAGAACCAATGTCCTTGAAGTATATGGCGGCCGCTATCTCATCTCTTACGTTCGCATCATTGGACACAAGATTGAATGACTCGTCAGCACCTAGGAAGTTCACCGTGTCCACGGTTGAATTTACTATCACTGTGTTGTCGGCCTGGTTCTTGTTGTCTGCTGTGCCCCTCGACGATGCCAACGCCGTGGCCCCTATTACAGCCGCGGCCCCCACACTGAACTGTGCCACAGGATTTGATATAGTGCCTGCCTGCTTGCCAACCTCAAGAATGCCGTCTTTGGCAATCCCTTTTAATTCGGCCTTTACATCTTTTTTCTTAATTTTCTTGGCATTCCTGTAAGTGTTAGACGCACCCAGTATGGCTCCTAGTATGTTTCCAGATTGCACATTCCTTATTACAGATCCAATTCCGTCAACAACACCACCAGGTCCAAATATGCTGTTGGTACCGCCTCCTAACACACTCAATGGGCTAGGGGATCGATCGTAGTTGATGGTCGCGAAACCTGGAACGTTGTTCCTGTTGATTATGCCTGCCTTGTATATGACGGTCTCGTACAGTATCTGCATTGTGTTGTTCAACACTCCCGCACCGTCTGCCTGATCTAGGTTGTCATGTGAGAATGATCCGATCACAGGGTTGACCAAAGTCATTGACGTGAAACGTTTCTTATGCAACACGAAGATCTCGATGCCTTTGAGGTACGGTTTCTGCCTCTGCCTAGGCGTGTCCATACCAAATTTGGTGGTCTGTCTCGCATCACCGAAGTTGTAGTAATCGTCCTTGGTGTCGTTTATTGTTAGGTCACTGTTCATGCCTATCGAATCTGCTATGTTGTACTCGTAGTACTTCTTCCAAAATGCATTCACGGTGTCTGCATGATCATCGTGGAATGTGATGTTCACAGGTTCGTACGCTATCCTTGTGCCAGCATACATCTTCTTGTTGTACTGAGTCTTCTCCTCGTAACTCATGTTGTACTTAGGCAGTTCACATGCTTTGACCAACATGTTCAAGTGGTACCTCTCATCTGAGTTCAATTTCGCTCCTCCCTGGAACAATGACTCATCGGTGTTGAACACAACGTGGAACAGGAACTTCTGTTTTGGCATCAACTTGTAGTTGTCGTCTATGTACAATCTAGATGCGTGTTGGTAGTCTTTCATACCTGGTAATCCGTCCTGGAAACCTTTTAAGAAGTTGTTTATGCTTGGCATACTCGTATTTATGGCCACAAAAAAAGCGCCTATAAAGACGCTTTTGATGTTATAATTGCTAACTTAATTTTTTGTATTACTGTCCACCACCTGTACTTAGAGTACCGATCGTTCTAGATACCGCTGTTCCAATTCCTGTTCCTGTTGGAGTTTGGATTGCGTTGTCGTATCTGATCGACATTGTGATTGTAGCCGGATCTGAAGTTGCGTATGCCAACGTGTTGTAGTTCACGTTCTCTACGTATGCACCGTACAATTCAAATGTTTCTAGCACATTTGGTGCACTTGCGCCATTACCACCGTCTAACATTTCGATTCTAGCAGTGAATTTGTAATCAATACCAGACGCCGCTGAACTCTGTTCAAAGAAATCAAACTGTTTCTGGATCTGTTCACCAACCAGTTTAGTAACTGAGTTGTTCACGTCATCTCTTAGATTGATTGTGATTGGATCCCATGTGTGTTTACCTGCAACGTAAACTTTTGAGTTGTACACGTCTAGTGTCACGTTGTCAAAAGTCAAGTTAGGTCTTGTGATATCGATAACTTGTTTAGTCAGTTCTGATCTTGGTGTTGATACTCCAAAATTTTCCAGGATCGCTCTGAAACGATACTGTAGTTTTGGCATCAATAAACCCTGTGATGCTGAACTCTGATCGTTTGCTAGTGGTACTGTAAATTTTGATAAAGTTGATATTGCCATCTGTTTCTCCTATTTATTCAAAATTAGTTCCCTAACTTTGCAATTTCTCCTGTGTTTTTGATTCTCAACGGTATGTAAATGAATTCAACTGATTTGATCGGCTCAATTGCTATATCCACATAAAGTTCGTTCCTGTCGATCCTTGTAGGTGTGTTGTTAGTCTCATCACAAACTACTAGGAAGTCATACAATGCTCTCTGACCTGTTAACTCCAACAAGAATGATTCTACTGCACCCTTGATCTCGTTTCTAGTCAATTCATCATTTGGTTCAAAGATGAATGGTTTAGCGATTGCATCTAGTTGTGTTCTTAGATACACTGCCAATCTTGAAACGTTGATCCTGTCCAATGCAGAACTTGCCGATGTTTTAGTCAAGTTACCGAAGTTAACAATCCCTGCACCTGAGAAGAAAGTTATTGGGTTAACTTTGACCTCGTGCATTGAATCTCTCACTGACTCCGTAACAGATATTGTTTGGAATTCACCACTTGCTGTGTCGATGTAACCAACTGATGTGGCGTTGTCAACGATACCTCTTCTTGTTCCTGATGGTGCGAACCATGGGAAAGCGATGTTGTCGTTGTTGGCCAGTGTTCTCAACATCATGTGTGATGGTGGAACAACAATTGATTTACCTGTGTTGTCTGTTGTCAAACCAGATGGATAGAACACACCCAAGTAATCACTTGCACTTACTAGGCCGTCTTCACCGTTGTCAAGTGCTGACGCTGTGTTGTTAGCCCAGTTTTGGATTGCAGTTGACGTACCTTCTAATCTCATAGGTGTGTCACCCACTACAAACGCTGTGTTGTTTCTGTCTGTGTTTAGGTTGATCATGTTTGAGATCAATTCTGGGTAACCAGGACAAGCAATAACGTTGAAGCCTCTTTGGTCCTCTCTGATTGCTTGGTTAGTGTCGATCTCTGATTTTAATTGTTCAACGATCACTTTTCTCTGTGCTTTTCTACCAAAAGAACCAGAACCGTCTGCGTTGTTGCTTGATTTAGTAACCCATCTGTCAGGGAAGTAAGTTGATACGCTCTCGTTACTTTGTCTGATGTTACCTAAACCAGTTGCACCGCTTCCTGGATATTTCGTAGTTGTGATGTAGTTGTTCTTGTATTCCTTGACGTTGTAACCAGATCTTCTTGTGTTCCATAACAAGATACCTTGTGGGTAGTTGTCTGGGTTAGGAGCATCTGGATCTAGGAAGCCATCGCTCAACAAGTCTTTGATTGAGCTGGCTGTACCCGCACCGCCTGTTGACAATGAATCCGCCTTGTCTGCCGTTGTGTGATATCTAGCATCCGCGAACACAATACCATCTTCTGTGGTTTGGTCTGCTTTGTCAACCAGTTCCC